TGACCACGCTGATGACCTTGCTGCTGACCTTGCTGCTGACTCTGCTGACTCTGCTGACCACGCTGATGACCTTGCTGCTGACTCTGCTGACCACGCTGCTGACCTTGCTTCTTGTATATCAATTTTATCGAATGGAACATCAAATAACTCGGAGGTTTGCTCTAGGATTTTTCTAACATTATCGTCTTTAATCCAATCTAATTGTTTTAATAAAATAGATTTATTGAACGATGATTTTAATACATTAAAGTCGAAACTTACTGGCAATATATCTATGGATTCATATGGGAATTTTTGATACTCGCCATCTGGTAAACCTTCAAATATCTTTTCAGTCAAGTGACAATACCATAAATCTATGTTATACTTTTGCGAAAAAGCTAATATTGGATCATCAGTTGTTTGCATAGTACAACCGTAAAAACAACCTTTGAAATGACCACCGTCAATTATTTGATCTTTTCTGATCCAAGTTCCCTGAATAAAGGCATCTAAATCTTGGTGTTGCTTTAGATTTTCTAATAATGATTGTTTTAATGTTGAATCTCCTGAGAATGTTAGATTTTTCATGATTTTGTGTTTTTAGCATTTATATTTCTATTTTATTATGGCTAATATCTAATTTGTTTTTGTATAATAAAAATTTTTATGTATAAAATTTTAAATTATTTTTAAAATCCTTGTATTTCGTATAACTTTGATCAATCTTCTATTTGCTCCCGCTGCACATCATCTGGGTTGAATTCATGTGATGGTATGTATATTAATTCTTCTTTTGCTCTTGTTATCATTACATATTCTAAATTCTTTTCTTGAGCTATTTCATGTGGTTGCTTTGCGTATTTACTAGGAAGCAATTCTGCGCAAATTATAAATACCCTTTTAGCTTCCATACCTTTTGATTTATGTATGGTTGATAATACAACTCCTGGCATATCATCATCTAAGAATATAGTGTTGATGTATTTTATTAATTTATCAACGCTTCCACCAACAGTGTCAGATAAAATAGATATTATTTCTATCTTTTCAGTGAATATTATGACTTTTTCATGTTCATTGACGTTTTTAACACCTTTATTGAGTAATTTTTCTTTTATCCTTACTCTATCTACCTTTAATTGCTTTATTAGTGATTTTATGTCTTTTTTGTTGGTTTTTTGTATTAAATTAACCAATCCCTTACCTATTTCACGACCTTTTATATTTGCCTTTTTACCATCTCTTAATAATTGAATAAATGCCATTATCAATGGCTTAGTATTTCTACACAATACCCAATCTCCAACTTGAATATCTGAGAATTTACCATCTAGTTTGACTAATCCTTGTTTTTGGAGTGGGTTATATTCTATATGCGGTATTATTGATTGAGCTTTTTTAACGATATCAATGCCGCACCTATAACAAACAGACAATGGCAATTCTACAGTATTTGGCATAAGATGTTTCATTCTATAGAATGATTCAAAGTCAGCGCCTGCAAATCCGTATATACTCTGGAATTGATCACCAACTCCAATGAATCTGCCATTAGGTTTAATTAATTTTTTTACTATTTGTTGTTGTGCTCTATTCAAATCTTGCACTTCATCTATGAACACATAATCATATCTTTTTGTTTTTAAATTCTTTCTAGCTAATTGATATATCATGTCCACAAAATCTATTGATTCTAGATTTTTATTACTTTTTTCGACAACTTTAATTGCGTGTTCTATTTCATTATACATTACATCTATGTTATATCTTAAAGATAATTGGAATATTTCATCTTCATTTTCTGTACATAGCGTTTGGCGCATTATATCGCATAATTGTCTGACTCTATAGCAATAAGCAAATAAATTTTCTGACTTTGGTATATTCCAATCTTTAGACATCTTTATAGCCAATGAATATAATTTATCTTCACTTATTGATATTTTGCCGTAATGTCTGAATAATGTTTTGCAACCGAATGAGTGTATTGTTGAAACTTCTACGTGTTTTGGTACACGTTCTGTCAATTCATTGACTATTGACTTATTAAATGCTAAAAATATAACATCTTTTGTCTTTGGTATTAATTTTAAAGACTCAACTATACTTGTTGTCTTACCGCTTCCTGCAACAGCTGACACTAATATGTTGTTGTTTGTATTGGTTATTTCGTCGAATAATGCTTGTTGATACTTACTTGGCTTGAACATAAAATTAGTTATTTATATAATAAATAACTATGTTATTATTGGATCGTAGATTTAACCTTACCTATGAATATATTTTTATTTGAAATAATATCTTTTTTCTTTATTATTTGAGTTACAATATAGACTTGGCTGAATTTAACTTTTATTGAATTTTGTTTGAATATTACCAATAGCTTGTTTTTCAAATATTTGAATTCTTTAGATTCATAAATCCAATAATCTGTGCAACATATATTCCAAATACTATTTTCACCATAACAAGTAAAATTATCTTCTGATATCGTTGTTTTTCCATTAAGAGGATTTATGGATAATTTTGATGGAAATTCCTCATTTAATAATTCCAACACGCTTTTAAGAAATTTGAATTCAACTATATTCATTTTATTTACTAAATAAAAAATAAGGCATTGTTTTGTTGAATTTAATCAGCACTGGATTTAGATTCATTATGAATTTTTCAAATTGTTGATAGAACAACGTTGGGTGTGTTGTCATATTAATCTTCTCTTGCTCGATAAATTCTGTAATACAAATTCCATATAAGGTGTTGAAATCAATGCTGCTGGTATTTCCGGAACTACTCGCATCAAACCTTAGATAAGTGAAGTATTGATCATCTATTATAGCTATATTTACATCCATCTTACAAAGTGCAAATACCTGAGCATATATATTATTTGTTATTGTCTTCATAAAATATTATTTGGTTGTGTTTTTGTATAATTCTAACATTCTATTCTTAATAGAATCTAGATATTCATTATATTGATTACTTGACAAATTAGATTTTTTGAGAAAAATATTCAATTTCTCGCCAGAGACTTTGAATTCTATTATAGATATCTCAACTTCCGAAAAATTGTTTTTTAAGTCTAAATCTATAAGATCAACATTGTCATTAACTCTGGAAGAGACTATGGATATATTTTCAGAATTTGAAGATGAGACAACATCATAGTGTTTCTTATAATGTCTTTCAAATATTCTATATACTCCTCTATTGAGAGAAGTATTCAAATAAAATATATATTTTTTATGATCTATTATCTTTATATTCTTGATGCAAGTATCAAATATAGCCCAACACTCTAAAGCTATATCTTCATCTTCGTGGATGATTTTTTCTTTTGAAAAATTTTCAGTGAGTTTGTGAAAATTATTTATTGCTTTTATTATTATCTTTGAAGATTTTTTAAATAAATCAAACTTCATCTGTTGAATCTTTCTTTGATCATCGCAATGTTTGATTTTTAATATGATTTGACTACCTGTTTTTTTATCAAATTCAATTGTTGAACATTTCTGTATTGTTTGGTAAAGATTCTTCATTATTTCTTCATTGAATTGATTGTTTCTTTGTGCATTTCATGTTGCTTTTCTTTAATCTCTTTATTGAAGTGTTGACTCGATCTTTTTTTCAACTCTTTTTGCTTATCTTGTAAAGACATTGAAGACACCTTGCCAAAAAAGGGGATTCCTGAAAATGGTTTTTCTATTGATTTTAATTCTTCTCCACATTCACAAGTTAAAATTTTGTGATTTTTTGTCTTATAAGAGATTTTTGAATTACCTTGACTAATTATAAAATTTGTAATGTGGTATTCTTTATCACAATTCAAACACTTGAAATTCGACTCATTATTCATATGAAACTTTCTAATTGTTCTACATCTTTTTTATTTATTATTATCGCCATTGTTTCATAATCATCAAATAATACTAATTCAACATCATCCAACTTACAAAGTAGAAAATTATTTTCATGTTTTATGTGTTGAGAATCTCCTTCTATGAAATAGAACAATTCACTCAATGTATCTTCATCGTAATTAGATGCTATTAAACACTTATCCCATTGGATTGATAATAATTCTTCACAACCTGCGAATATTGATGAATTGAAATCTTCTTCAGAAATTATATCATCATATATTTCGCTAAATTTATGGAATATCGACATAATTGTTTATTTTTTATTTCTTCTCCCGTATTCTGCAATTAGAACAGCGTCTGAACCCCAAAGAAACATCTTATTCTTTGGATATAATTGTTCTGCTTTATTCTTCATCTTATTTTTCCAAACTGATGTTGTTTGTTCTCCTTTTGTTCCAAGTTGAAATTCTTTTTGCCACTTTTGTGGAGTAACTTGTTCAGTAGGTATTTCTAATGATAATAGAGCCATCTGTAACCAACCAAATCCTTGACCGAATGTAAACATTCCAGCTCCTGACATTTTCGGTAATCCTTGGACTTTTTCAAGGTAACAATAAATATCTCCTTTACTTAACATCTTGAACATTTTCAAAGTGTCAAATATTTCTTTTGGAGTTGATGGCATCTTTTTTATGACTAAAATACCATTATTTATTACAGCTATTCCACCTTCTTTTCCTGGATCAATACCTATTATCATTTACTTAAAATTACACTATTATTATTTTCTTTTCTTATGACAACTTTATTTTTATAAGGTATATCATCAACTTGATGCATAACCAATAATGTTGTTATTTTTGACTTGGATAATATTTTTATCACTTCAGATTGTCCTGAAGAGTCTAGATATGAAACGTTTTCATCAAGTATTAAAAGATTCAAACCTTTATCACCGCAACCATTATTTATCAATCTATTGATAGCTATTATCCCAGCTATATCTACTCTTGACTTTTCACCACCAGAATATTTATCAAATAATCCTTTATTCAATCCATTCTTCAATACAGAAATTTCAATTTTATCTCTGACCTCACCAGACTTTAGCACAGTGAAACCTGACATCTGAACCTGTAGATTGGTTTCAAATTTTTGAAGATAAAAATTACAAATATCTTGTATTGTTCTTATTGATTTATTAGCCAAATAAGTTTTGAATCCTTTCTTGCCAAAATGGAATAAATGAAATTGATTTTCATCTTTTTTTAATTGTATCTCATTGTAAGATTCTAAAAATAATTCCTTTTTTTCTACTTGTTTAGTTAACTTTGATTCTATTTCACAAATTTGATCCTTTAGGCTTTTTTTATTTATTTCTACTAATTCATTGAGTAATCTTTTTAGTCTCTTTTTGTAATTTTCTAAATTATCAAGTTGATTATCTTTTATTTCAACATATGAGTATATCTCATTGTCTAATGTTGATTTTTTAGATTTTAATTCATCTGATTTAAGTAATTCTTGCTTATATTGCTTTAATCTTTTTTCTTTCAAGTCTTTTTCATCTACTGAAGATTGAATTAATTCCTCTAATGATGATATGTTGTCGTTTATATCATCTACTGACAATTCTTCGTCTGGTATGAATTTATGATCACATTTAGGGCACTCTATGATTTCACCTGTCTTTGAATTCAATCCTGATAATAATTTGTTTGATTCTCTCAATTCTAAATCAATGTCTGATATTTGATTACGTATTTTCTTTATTTGAGATTCAACTTTAGAATTATCTATAGGTATTATTTTAGATAGCTCTAATCTTTTATCTTCAATCTTCTTTTCATTTTCTCGTACCTTTTCCGCAACTTTTAATGTTTTTTCATTAACTTCCTTGATTTCTATTTTTTTGTTGCTTATTTCTTGTTCTTTTGTTTGTTTGAAGTTTCCCTTAATTTCTGAAATATCTTCCTTGAAATAAGTTATTAATTCATCACAGGAATTAATGTTTGAATGAACTGACTGTAATTCTGAATCAAATCTTTTATCTTCTTTGGATAAATGATCTATTAATTGATCTATTTCCAAAAAATTACTGAATCTGGAAATTATTTCTTTCTGTTTTGTGTCATTAGCTGTAAAGAAAGAATTCCTATTTCCTTGACCTATTACATAATAATTCAAAAAATCCTCTTTAGAAATACCAATTATTTCAAATATTTGCTTACTTCCAATCCTAACATCTATTCCACCATTAGTAGAAGTAGGTATTTCTTTTGGAAATTCTCCATCAATGTATATTTCTAATTTAGCAGATTTTGAACTCGAATATACTCTTCTCTTTATTTGAAGACTTTGATTCAATATATCATTCCTTAACTCGAAATCAACAAAACAAAAATCTTCACCATAACTTATGTAATCTTCTTTAGAAACACCTCTATATACATCACCTGTTATTGCTAATGTGATAGCTTCTATTATTGTTGATTTCCCTGAACCATTTGAATTTGAACCATTGTCATCTTCATTAACTCCTAACAACATAGTCATTTCATTATTTATGAATTTAAATGTTGTATCTGAATGGCTAAATAAATTTTGAAATCTGATTGAGATTGGGTACCACATAATTAAAATTGTATGTTATTCAACAAATTCATTCCTTGCTTTAATTGATCTTTGTTGAACTCTTGTTGTTTAGAATACATAATGTAATTCTTCAATACTGTTTTTTTATCAAAAGACATTATTTGAGCTTCTTCTACTTCTTCAAATAAAACACCTCTATCTACAATATTTTCAAATTGTACGCTTATACCACTTGTAGTGAATTTATTAGCATCTATTTGCTCTATTTGTTGTTGACTTCCTTTGAATACAAATCTAATATTGTCATCAGTGTCGGCATATTCTTTTAACATATTTGATGCTTTTTCTTCATCTTCGATGTCAATGATTATTTTTTTGTATATTGGAAATTTAGATTGTATATATTCTAAAGTTAAATCATTATGTAATATTGTAAATCCTTTACCTTCATCTTCGCCAAAGTTTGCTTGATATGCACTACCGATATATATTATCGTATCTGTAACTTCGCTTCTTTGGTGATAATGACCGCTCAAAACTAAATCAAATTCATTGAAAAAATCTTGCTCTACATCGCCTTCTACAACGCTACCGTCATTGTTTCTAACTCCATTTATGCTTGTATGTGTGAATAAAACATGCTTCATTGGATTCTGAAAAGACTCGTGATTTAATAAGTTAGACAATCTACCAAGATATTCAGAACCTTCCTTAAAATATGGAACAAAATGTAACATTATTCCATTTGATCCAATTATTGATTCCTCCTTTTCAATTAAATTAACATATTCTCTATTATTACATATTACAGACAAATATGATTTTTCATCAATCAAATTCACTTTGTCGTGGTTCCCTGAAATTATATATAGTAATATCTTTTCTTTCTCAAACATGTCAAGTATCTGATTAGCTACTAACAAACAATTCAAAGATTGACTTGATCTAGATGTAAAAAAATCACCCATATGTATAGCTTGCTTCAATCCTCTAGATTTTATCAAGTCTATAAATTGAATGAATACGCTTTTGACAATTTCTATATTGTCATTTTTAAGATGGGTATCTGTTATTATTGGATACAAAGACTTACTCATTTTATCTTAATCCTTTAGATTCAATTATATCATCATGTCTCATATCAGCTATTTTTTTATGCAACAATGGCAATAATTTGTGATTTTCCTCATATAATTTAAAAAAATCTCTCCTCGTTGACCATGTCATTTTACCTAAATATGACATCTTTTTTGCTCCTTCTTTCTTAATAATACCTTTTTCAACGCCATATCCAATATCCGCTTTGGATAATATTATACCATATCCAAGTAATATTTCAATATCTGTTTGTCTACGTGAGCCGAAGTCATTCTTTTCAACCTTTACTCTAGTAACTTGGGCAACATCTTGTTGTAATCCGTCAATCTCCAAACGCTCCCAACCAACTCTTTCCATTTTTAAGCGCAATGTTGGTAAGTACTCCAACCAACTCCCACCAGTAGATGTCTTACCACCCATTGGGCTACTTAAATTATCCATCAAGTGATTTATGGCTACAAATATAATGTGTTTTTCATATAATTGAGCTAATACCGCCTTCATACACATTTTAGCAGATTTTGCAAAATCTGCCATTTTAGCATGTTTAAATTCTGCTTTTGTTCCTTTTTCAATGTTCTTTTTAGAAATATCAGCGTTTACTTTAAATGTGTCTAATTCTGCTCTAGAATTTGTCGCTCCAACACTATCCCACATTACGAATATCGCTGGCTTACCTTTCATTTTATCCTCTACCCATATTTGCTCTATAGCATCAAAGTGATGTTGTAATTTGTAAAATAAATCTTCTACAAATCTACTACGTATGACTACTACATTATCGGTATCTACACCTATTCTTCTAGCGTATTCATCATTTTCTCGCTCCTCTGATGATAGAATTATACAGAATCCGTCTGGGTGTTGTTTTTGAAAATTTTTCAATCCAGTCATCGCTATGGTTGTTTTTCCTGACTTGGACGTACCAGCAACTTCTGTGATACCGATAGGAAATCCAAAACCCCCTAAGTTTGATTCTAGTTCTGGACAACCTGAGTGTGCCCAGATTCTATCTTTATCTTTGAAATAATTTCTGTCTGATAATTTCTGAGAATCTGGATTACTCACTGCCTTTAATAATCTGTCTGTTAAACTCATTATTGTTGATTTTAAATAGCAATACCCTTGATTTGAGAATAATAATCTCTACAAGGGTATTGCTTTGTGTTATTTTTGAAATTATTTGCTTTGTTTTTTACGCAATTCAGCTTTGATTTCTTCCAATGTTTTAGGCTTCTTTTTATCAGAAGGTGGCGGTGTGTCTTCATCCTCCTCTTCTTCATCTTCTGCTTCATCCTCGACAGAATACTCTCTGATTAGATTTCTAATGTCTTCATCTGACATTGAGGTTTTCAATTTTAAATCTAATTTATTCTTTAATATGTGTTTTTTCAAAGTATTTCTATCCATACTGGAAAATTCATCACCTTCTGTCTCATCGTCTTCATCCTCCTCTTCTTCATCTTCTTCAACAACTACTGCTTTTTTTTCTACTTTATTAGAAGATTTTGATGTAGGTTCTGGTGTTGATTTTGATGATTTTTTAGGTTTATCAGTTTTGTTGAAATTCTCTCTCAAATCTTCAATTATACCTTGGAATTCATCAGTGTCAAATAAATCTACTTCATTTTCTGAATCAAAGTGTTGAATTCCATTTAACGCTAATTCAAACATTTCTGGGGAATACTTCAACATCGGTAATTCTGACAATGGTGTTGTTTTGGAGAATTTTTCAAGTTCATCATCTGTCAACATAACAGCACTTTTTGAAACTTGAACTTTATAATAATCGGCAGCTTTTTTTGCCTTACTATTATAAGTTATCAATAGTGGCTTACCATCATCAGGATCAGTGAATGGATCAACCGTAATCGCTTCATCTTCATCTTCTATAATAGATTCGTCATTTATTCCATCACGAACTGTTTTCTTGAACTCTAAAACGCCAAATTCATTTCCTTTATCTTTAGACATTTTATTAGCGTAACATATCCAAGATGTTTGTAATGTTATGCCATCTTGCCAAGATACCATCTTTTTAATCTTTTCAGTGTCTTCTGAATCTCCTGAACCAAGGCTTTCTTTGACAAATCTCATGTATTCTTCTATGATGTCTTTTGAGAATCCGCCATGTAATCTTGAATTCAAGACTGTTGTTCTTCTATCTTCGCCTTTGTCATCTTCAACGGTCATCCAGTGGACTCCTCTTATGTGATAGAATGACTCTTCCGTTTGATGTTTTGGAAAAAGTCTGAATTTATTTAATCCATCTTTTATTTCCAAAAAATCTGTTTTTTTACCGCCTGAAGATATCTTTGAATCTTCTTCCTTGACTACTTTCTTCAAGTCAGATACAGGTGTTGCTTTGAATTGATCTCTTAATGACATACTTATAATTATTTATGATTTATTTGTACTAACTTTGTTATTTAATCAACGGGTCTCTTGTTGACAATGAAACATAATTTATTTCCTTCAATGCTGTATTTACTAAAGCATCTTGAAAGTCTGAATAATTCATTGATTTTGAAATGTTTTGTAATATCTCTTGCTTTGCCTTAATGCTCCAATATATAGAATTAATCACATCACGCTTCATTTGTATATTAGAGACCTTACGACTCATCAAGTCGTATTTCACATGATTCCTAACATATTCATTAGTCTCATCATTAGTAGCAGCCTTGCCGTTTTTCTCTACTTTTATTTCCTCTCTACCTTGTTCTGCCAATTCTGCTTTTGTTTTAGATAATTGGAGTTCAGACAATCTTACATCATTATCTAATTCAGCAAGTATCATACCAACATTATTCATTAAAACTGGGATAGTGGCAATCTCTGCTTCCAGATTACCATAGTCAATCCTTAATATTCTATCTGAATCTAAATCTTCTGGTAATCCTTTGAATGATATTCTCAATTCTTTACCATTTTTCAACTTTATTATTGTTTTATTTGCCATGTTTTATTGTTTTTCTATTATTTCTGAATTTGAATTTATCCACATTTCATTTTCTTCAATCATTCTATTTAAATAATCTCTTGACTTGTATAAATCAATAATATTATTTGACTTACTGCTTTTTGGTCTTTTGAATCTGTCTAGATACCTAGACACATTATTAGCGCACCAAGCATCACCGTGCTCTTTAGATATCCTGTAATTTTGAGATATTAAATCAAATTGCTTATCTCCATATTTTGATCTATTGCTCTGTTCTAACTCCTCATTTGTCATGTTTTTAATATTTCGCAATTAATTTTATATTTAATTTGACTCTCCAATGCTATTATGCATTCTTCTGCTGCTGTAGCCATTTTCTTTTCACAATAATCTAATTTCAATATAACATTAGTGTTTCCAAGATTCATTTCTTTATTTAAATACATAACCATACTCATCCAATCACATAGCTTAACTAATTTCTTTATACAATTAGGCACTTCATCTTTTAAAAGATAATTCAACATAGATTGAGTATTGTCTCCTGTTTTGGGGAAATTGCAATCAACTACATGAGTTATATATTCATTTAAACTTTTACGTAAATCTTGACCATTGAAATCATTGTATTTAACATTGTGATTCATATCGCCTGTTATGTATTCGTTAAAATCATGAAAAGTTGCATACGTTATAGATAGCAATTTAGGTGAATCATCTGTAAAAATTTCTTCAGATAATATTCTTGCTAACCAACTAACCACGAAAGAGTGTTGACCAACTGTTTCGTCTTTTATCTTGTTCATACCAGCCCATCTGACAATATTATTCAATTCATCAAATTGTTCATTGTAAAGTAAGTTTTCGTATTTTCTCATGCTTAATATAACTTTGTTAAAGTTCAATCAATATTGTTTCATCTGTAGTGTTTAATATGTTTTGGTGTTTCCAAGTGTCAAATTTTGATTTGCCACTTATACATATCATCTTACCTACACAATCTGCAAAAAATTCACTATTTGGAGCGTAATAATCATTCCAAACATTAACCAATAAAAAGTCATCATTACAGACAACTCCAACTACAAGAAATTCACCATGTTTGGATTTTCTTTCTGTTTTGTGAATTATTTTACCGCAGATGGATACTCTTGAATAATCTTTCAATTCAAAGAATTTTTCACTATTGATGTATATTTCAGATAATTTCTTTGCTTCTTTTGATTTTAAATTTCTTAAATATGATTTATAATCAATATTTCCAAATCCTGTCAAATCTCGCTGTTTTAATGTCCAAAAATATGTCTTACTTAATAATTCTTCATCTTGAAAATCTTCTGGTAATTGTTCTTTGTATTTTGAAAAGTGATATATTAATAATGCTAATCTTTCCGTGTTTCTACGTATATCTTCAACTTCATCTAGAGCACCAGCTAATATCAGATGCGTTATCACTCTTTTGTTCACTTTGTTTTTAGGAACTCTTGAGACGAAATCGTCATAACTCCCAAATAATCCATTCTTATTTCTTTCCTCTATTATGTTTTTCACCGCAACATCACCGACACTCTTGATCTTAGACAAACTCCAATATATACTTAATGTATCTTTTTGACATTCAAATAATATGTCTGAATAATTTATAGAAGGTGGTTTTATTGATATACCTTGATCTAATTTACGTAATTCAGATATCCTCTTAGGTATATCTTTTTCATCGGCAAACTGGAGGGAAGTTGTCCAGAATTCTAATGGGTAATTCGCCTTCATCCATTGACTTTGATATGTCATTACTGAGTAAGCGAATGCGTGACTTTTGTTAAATCCATATCCAGAAAAAGCAACCAACTTATCCCATATTTGTTTTGCTACAACTTCATCACAACCTTTATTTATTGCCCCATCTATAAATTGTTGTTCAACTTTCAACATCCCAACTTTATCAAATTTCTTAATGATTGTCCTAACCTGATCTGCTTCCACTAATGAGAATCCTCCTAAGGCAACTACAGATTGCATTATCTGCTCTTGATATATATATAACCCATAAGTGTTTTTAGTTACTTCTTGTAATTTATAATCAAATATTGCTTTTTTCTTACCATTCTTAATCAAAGCAAAATCCATATGTGCATTACTACTCATTGGTCCAGGACGATATAATGCGCTCGCTGCAGTCAAGTCTTCTATTGTGTCTGGCTTTAATTTAACAGAATAAACTTTCAATCCAGCAGATCCAAATTGAAAAACATCTTCAGTTGCCCCATCGTGAAACAATTTATAAGTTTTTTTATCTTTGAATTTTATATCTTCAAGTTTTATTCTTTTTTCATGATTCTTTTCAATCAAATCAATCATTCTTCCAAATTTGTCTAATTGATTCAAGCCAAGTATATCTTCTTTCAAGAATCCCGCTACATCTGTATATTTACCTTCCCATTCTGATACTAATTTGCCATCTATATTCCTTATTGGTAAAAAGTTAAATATATTGACATCTTCACCAGAATCTAATTTATTTGGAACTATTATTACAGCAGAAGCGTGTATTGAAGAACTTCTACACTGATTCAATGAAAATTTGATCAAATGAGCTATGTCTGGGTATTCGTTTATGAATTCCTTCAAATCTTTTTCTTTTAACGCATATTTGATCAAATCTTTCCAAGTGTATTCTAATTGATCATCAACTAATGAAGATATGTAATTTGCTCTATTGAATGTTATTCCGCTGACTCTGGCAAAGTCTTTCAATCCAGCCTTTATTTTCAATCTAGTGTAACTGCCAATTGAACAAGTGTGTATTTCTCCAAATCTTTGCTTTATGTATTCTTTTACTACTCCTCTGTGTTCCGCTTCGAAGTCCAAGTCAATATCTGGTAAAGAGTCTTTTCTATTGACTTTGGTAATCTTTATCGATTCAATAACTTCACCTGATGCTAATTTATCTCCTTCAACAATCTCCAATGGAGATTTTTCTGATCTTGATAGTTTTACAATGTCTGTTTCTATATATTTATGAATGGAATTATTTGATGAAAACAATTCAATCTCATGATACGGCATAACTCTCGCTTCATTGATAAATCTCTCAAATAAAAGATCATTAGCCACTGGATCAACTGTAATTATATCCATAAGATACGCTATTGCGCAACCCCCTACAGATCCCCTCCCAGGACCAACAAATATCCCTTGACCCTTTGCCCAAGCTACAACATCCCAAAGAATTAAGAAGTAATCAACAAAACCAGCGCCAACAATAACCTTACATTCAGTTTCTATCCTTTCAATGTAAACACTCAAATCAATATTTTGCTGACACATCAATTTATTTTCAATGCCAGATTCTATTATTTGGTAGAATAATTCTTCATTAGTTTTACCTTCAAGAAATTCGTATTTTGGCAAGTATCTATTACCGACAGGTATTTTGTAATTACAATGTGAATCTAATTTCAATGTGTTATTACACATCTCATAAAATAATTCTATGAAATATTCTTCATCTTTAAATAATGGTTGTAATGATTGGTAAGATTGCGTTACTGTCTTGTAAAATTCATCTTCACTATAATCATAGACTCTCTTATCTGTTTTGTTTAAATATTCCTTCAATTGGAACATTTCTTTGTCTATGTAATAAGAATCATTTATCAATATTGGATTCAAATATCTCTTGAAATTATTAAGATATTGCTTAATGTTGTTTAAGTGTTTGATGTCAACTTTATCATCGTAAAATTCAACACTATCTATTTGATAGAATGTTTGCTTGAAGTATCTTTGAATTAAATTAATGTGTCTTATTCCATCTTTAATTGTATTCACCTTATTTAATAGACTTTCCTTACTAAATACAAATATCAATCCGTCTCCAAATTTTACAAGCTCTTGTTCTGGTATAAATCCATCAAAGTCAACATTTATACATTTATTGATCTGAAGAATGTTTTGCCAACCAACTTCATTCATTACATATAACTTACATTCATATGTAGTGGGTAATTTGATAGTTTCATCGTAATTATAAGCAACAACGGCAGTCATTCCTAATATTGACTTCAACCCTTCTTTTTGACAAGATAATTGATGTGATAGTGTTCCTGCTAATGTATTTTTATCACATATAGCTAATGATTTATGCGATAAAAATTTAGCTTTTTTAATCCAAAGGGAACTATTGTGACTACCATTTAATAATTCATATTCCGTGTGAACACCTAAGTGTATGAATTCAAAAGATTCCGATAATTTATCTATTGGTTCTGATATAAATTTAAAATCGTCAAAATTTGCTTTATATTTGATTTCATTGTATTCATCTTTCCATTCTTCTAATTTGGTATAGTAAAATCTTTTTCCAAATTCAAATATTATGAAGTCACAATTTTCTTTGATGTATTCAACTTCAGAATCATCTAAAATTAAACAACAATCCTCGTCAATTACAATGTCTGAATACTCCTTCAAGAAGTATTTTTTTTCATCAATGACGAGGATTTGATGATTAACCTTATCAATGTGAATATTGTTATCTTCACACCAATTTTTAAAGTTAATATTTACCGATGTTTGCATCTACTTCTGTTCTGATTTTAGATATCAATTCATTCGTTTCTGGATTATTTGAATCGCTGTTTTCATACCTCAAGACAAAGAAATTCAAAGCGAGAATCAAATAATCGCTTTTGTAGGCAATTTTCATCATATGTAATTTATACAATGATTGTATTGATTCATGTCTAGATAATTCCTTATTCTTATACCTTATATATATCTCTAATATTGAATAAGTTAGGTATAAGAATTCTGAAAACACGAACAAATTGTCTTTGAAATGATCTCCATCTTCTGTGACTTTATTATCTATTTTCAAAAGTAAATTAGATATCATCGACTTGATCCAAAAATCAGCTATTTCTAGCTTTTGAATTGGGTCAGTGATCTCACCAAATTCAAAATCTATAGTTGGAGTATTTGCATTGTCGTATAGATTATGACTAGAATTGTCATTTTCTATATCTTGCGTCAATTTATTCCAATCATAAATATGTAATGATTGTGAATTGTGAACTTGCGTACCAACTTTAAAATTCATTATTCTAGCCATTATTTCAAGAATAAAGCTAAATTGAAATACATTTGTACATAATCCCCAATCTAAATCATTTGATCTGTTTTGTATTGTGATGTGTAATTTGTTATCTCTAACTTTAAACATCAACATATCATTACACGGTATATCTTTTGAAGATACACCTAAATCAAATTCAGGATTCCATATTTGAGCAACTGCTCTTCTATCTTCTGGAAATTTTGTTAAAATGGAGATAATTTCTTGTATTTGATCAATTCCTCCACCCAATGAATGTTTATTACTATCAGAAGGTACAATCATTGGATGAACACCATAATTTCTTAATCTGAATCCGTATGGGGCGTGGAAATAAACACCATCATCGGAATATTCTGCTATTTGGCTATTGAATAACTTCAAAAATTTAACATCTCTTCTTCCAGCCCATATGTGTAACGCTTCTGCTAATAAAAAGAAAATATTCACGTTTCTACTCTTACCACCTATGCATCTTGATAATGGATTTTTAATTTCTGTTTTGAAATTTAAAATTTCGATAGTATTTCCATTTCTACTTGATATTTTTTCACCATTGTTTACAAGATGCTTATGTAAATCAAAGTATCCATCATTAAATTTATCTACGATCATTGTTGAATTGCTTAATTCAATATTTAATTCTTCTCTTTCCATCTTTAAATTCTTTTATTTACTATAACTTTGAATAAAAAACGACACATATTTCAGTGTCGTTTTGTTGTTTGTGTAATCTATTATTTTGTGTTTATTTCTTCTTTGACTTAGTCAAACTTTCTTCTAATTTTTCCCTGTTTTTACCCATTTTTACATCAGTGTGATTAGCTCTTTTTAAAGCTTCTTTTAAAACATCTGAATTGAATACTTCAAAAACTTCAGATTGGGTTATTTTACGAATACAAGGGTGCGATTCACCTCTAAACATTCCAATAACTTTTTCTGGTTCTTGTAAATCATCTTGTAATAACTCACAAAGATCATCTACAGATTTGAAACGATTACAATAAAGATTACCTACTAATTCACCATCAAGTATTCTCAACTCATCAAAATTGAATACTGTAGTTTTAGCATTGTTACCCAATGAACGAATGGTGAATCCTTGCTTTAAAATGTCAATTTGAAATTCTTCCTTACCGAAGAATTCTTCAATAAAGGGTTCAATCATTTTGAAATGTTTTTTATCATTTCTACCATCCCATTTCTCGCCAGATAATTCAACTTTTCTTCCAGCTCCTGTCGTGTTTTGTTTCTTAACAACTGGCGGTGGGATAGGTTTTGCTTGCTTGGTTGTTATTTTTTTAGTCTTAACTTCTTCAACAACTTCATCAAGTAATTCCTCCTCATCTTCTTCAACTACTTTAGATTTTTTTGCGATAGACTTAACCACCAGTTTTACAGCTGGTTTTGGTGTTGACTTGGTTACTTTCTTTGGTGTTGGTTCTTCATCCTCTTCATCTTCTTCTAATTCTTCTAATTCTTCATCTTCATCGTCAATATCCTCATCTGATTCTTCATCTTCATCCTCCTCTTCTTCCTCTTCAACTTCTTCCTCTTCGTCATCATCAGAATCTGAAGGTTCGTAAAACACTTCAGCCATCTCTATCAATTGATCAATGTCATAATCTTCAACACCTTCAATGTCATTCTTTTCAAGAAATTCAAGTAATAATTCTTTTGCTTTTTTCTCATCTGTAGCTTTGATTCCTATCTCAACTAATTTTTTTACTTGCTTTGGTGATAATTTTTCTGTAGCCATTTTGTATAAATTTTTAATTTGATTTTGTTTTTGTTAACTTTGTTTTTAATTAATCTTCAAATTGATCAACTAATGAATATGTTGATTTTGAATAATCTAAAAGTCTATCTTTATATTGATTCAATATTTCAATTTGATTGCTTACCACTGCTTCAATATTGATGCTTGGATATTTTTGAGTCAATTCTCTTATTGTGAACCCACTTAAATAATCGCTGAATATTGTTTTCTTTCTACCGATTAAACCTTGAAAGATATCAACTCCATTTATTTCGCAAATATTATCTGATAAACTCATTACTGAAGTGATTGTATTACTTTCACCGTAGTCAAACCCATCATTTTCTATAGATATTTTGTCAATATTTTCAACTAAATCCATATTAAATAATTTAATAAAGTCTTTAACTTTATTTACCATGGCTGTTTTTAGATAAAATTCTATCGGCACTGGTTTGTATTTTCCAGTGTTTTTATATTCAGCCCACTTTTCTGAATATGTAATTATTGATGTGTAAATTTTTATGCGAAATTCTTGTATTATATCTTCTTTTTCATATCCATACCTTTGATAATTGAAGATTTTTTCTGCGTAATTTTTAGACATATATTCATACTTGTCATATAATTTTTGTATTGCTGAAGTTGGTTTAATATTCATTTAGGTTTGGTTGGTTGGTTTATAATTAAAGACCTCCTGAACATAGTAAGGAGGTCTTTTTTCTACTTTTGATTATTTTTGCAATTTTTTCTTCAGAGTAGTTGTTTTTACCTCAACGGTCTTTTTTGAAGCCTTTTTAACCTCTTTGAATTTTGAAATATTTGCCAAAACTCTTTCATAAATCTTACCTTCAGACTTGATCACAGCGTATCCCTTTTTAGACCAATTATTTACATGAAAGTGTACAAACTCCCCAACCATATTCTTATCACCAGCTGTGAATGATATTAAATCTCCTCTTTTAAAGTTCTCGATCTCTATATTCTCACCGTGTTTACCGTATACACCATATGGCTTATTTACTTTAGATTCCTCGCCTTTAAAATTATCGAATGATTTATCATCAGAGTCATTCATAGACTTAACCACAGATTTTTTTATTTTATCAACCTTTACCAATTTATCAACGCTTAAATCTTGAATCACATTAACCTCAATTGCATGTTCTGCTTCTTCCTTCCACTCTGGGTGTAAAATCCAAGCAAATGGTGCTAAATATATCAAATCGTAATGTTTCGCTCCAGAAGTTGTAGTTTTGTCTGTAAAAACCAATTCTTTTTTGGTCAATGAGCCAACTAATGCTTTAACAGTAGCTACTGGTAATTTTGTAGACTGTGATAAATCATTACAATCAATATCACTAAATCCTGCTTCAGCAGTTAATGAATCGATTAAAGCATTCAAAACAATTTCTTCTTTTGGTGTCAAGTTAATGATTACCTTTTCTTCCTTTGGAGTGAAATTTGCTACTTGCAATTCGTTTTTCACTTCTTCTACTTTTTTTACTGATTTTTTCATTTTACATTAAATTTAGTTGTTTAACATTTACGGATTGTTCCGTTTCTATACCGCTAATATCTAATTTGTTTTTGTATAATAAAAATTTTTATGTATAAAATTTTAAATTATTTTTAAAATGCTTGTATTTACACAATATATAAGATCATTAAAATTTTTTCTTTTGTATTTTATTTAACCAAAATTGATTTGGGGTTTGTAAATTATGTAAAATTTCTCCAAATTCTTTTTTAGACAACGTACCTGGATCATTGTCGTAACCAGTGTCCGCTATTTGTGTATTGAAATATTTTAATAATTCAAAGGCGAATTTCTTCATATCATTTACAGCATCTCTAGCATCAAACATTAATATTATATTTTTGATATTTGTTTTATTCAAAATCAACCATATTTGGTAATCTGAAATTTTTTTACCAAATGTACAACAACATTTCAATTCATCGACATAATGTAATTCTAACTCTGACGTTACTGATATTTTGTCAAAGTATCCTTCAACTAATATCAAGGTGTTTGTTTTGTTGTTGATCTCATCAAATCCACCTAATAATTTACTAAATTCAGTGTCTTTTGAATTTCTATATCTTGGTTGGTTATCGTCTTTCCCTATATATCTGCCAACATAACCTTTTATTTCAAAGTCTTGAATCAAAGGTAATATTACATAATCTTTAAATACTTTTTTTATCTTGGTTGATTTTGGTTGATATAATTCAAAGTCTATTTCATTGAATTTTCTGGAAAGTAAGTATTTGTATTCGCTTGAATCTTTTTTAAAATCTTTTGAACCGATTGGTAATTTTTTATTTTCAATCGCAAAATCTTCATATGATTGTTGATCAATCGATTGTTGAAAATCAAATTTTGTTAATCTTTCTCTGTCATCTATTATATTACCTTGTAATAAATGTAATGCTCCAACTTTTGCTAAGAAAGTGAAAATATTACCATCTTTGCCACACTTTTTACAATCCCAAAGACCTGTTTCTTTATTTATGAAAAAATGATTTTCTTTTTGACATTCATCAAATATACAAGTTGCAACAAAATGTTTCCTTGAAGCGTTCTTAGGCTTATTTAATAAATCTTTGAGCTGTTGTTCAGATATCATTACTCTTCATCCATTATTAGATTCAATGTTGCTTTTCTGTCATAGAATCTAGTTCTAGAAAGGTTCTGTTTTATTTTTATAACTTGACCAGAATCGTGTTCTCTCAATGCATCGCAATATAATCTAGCTATTTTTGTTTTTCTTTCATCTGGTGTTCTATTAATGGATATTAACATATCTACTGGTCTGACCTTACCTTTATCTTCTGCTAAATGTTCTCTTGTTATGACGAAGTCAGGATCATCTAATAATTCTTTGGATATAGATGATGATTGAGTTGCTGTTATTATTGCAATGTCTTGCTCTACTGCTAAATCCTTTAACATTCTTGATGCCTTTTGTTGCCTATGTCTTTCATCTCCAGATGAATATTTTTCACCATCTGGATTTGCTAAATCCAAGTAATCTACTATTACAACTCCTAATTTTCTTGTTTTCTTAACTTCAATTATTTTTCTTCTTATGTCTACGACTGATCTTGCTAAGAATTTTTCTGGGCAATCTATCCAAATATCTGTCTTACCAAGTTTTGATACAATCTTTTTGTGATCTTCAAATTTACTATCAGCCATTTGAGCTTCTTTGACATCGTAATAAAATGACCCAGACCAACTTGAATCGTATCTTTGCATAACTTGTTTTTTTGTTCCTTCAAGTTGGAAGTGTAATACACCAACACCTCTTCTAGCTGCATTTATACCACAATGTATCAAACATATAGATTTACCAGACTTTGCGTCACCGACAAACATAATGAATTCACCTCTTTCGCAACCACCATGTGTTATTCTATCTAATTCATCAATGCCAAATGGAAATTTTTCAATAGTGTTGATAGACTTATCAATTATTCTTTCAGTGTTTCGCTTATTAAAATCTCCAAATACAGACATTAAATCATCGACACCTGTCAAGCTAAATTTGGACAAATCATCTGCCTTACTTATTAAGAGCTTATATGCCTTTGATTTATCTCCAGTGTTGTATATTTCATAAGTTTTATCATACAATTCTATGAATTTTGAATTTTTTATGAATTCTTCAAGAGTTTGTATCATCAACTCTTCATTGTATTCTAAGTCATAATCTTGTATTTGTTTTGCGTAATCTTTTAAATTTTTTTCTTTCCTGAATTCTAATTCAAATACGCTCCACATTATCTTCTTTGCACCTTTTTCCTTCAATTTATGCAATTCTGATAGATATTTTCTTTGTTTTTCTTCTGGTAGCCAATTTTCTTTGACATTTTCAACAACTAATTCAAAAATTGTTCTATTTATAACGCAACTGTGGAATAATTGTAATATGAAGTCGCCTGTTAATTTATCATTCATTTATTCTTTGTTTATATAAATTAGGGTGGTTGATTGATAATATCTTTTTACATTTATCGTTATTTAAACACGATAAGCACAAATTACTTAGTGGATTATATAACGTTGTATTGTACAAACAATATTGAAATCCATTACCTGTATTGTGGAATCTTTGTTTGTCATCTTCTTCATATTTGTGAAGTTGTATAAATCTATTTTCAGAATTTTGTTTTAATATCTTATTGTATGTTTTTACAAATTTCAATTCAACTTCATTCTTCAATTTCACTCTCACTATCCATTTTTTACGCACATCTCTTGTTTTCCATCTTTCGATAGCTTTTGGTCCAATTATCCATTGAATCATTATAGCATTGGTTCCATATTTAGTTTTTATACCAACATAGTGGCTGAATTGAAATTTGAAATAATCTATTAAAAACACTATGTCTACTTGTTCTTTATAATTTTGATCAAGGTATTTTATGAATTTACATATTAATAATTGATCTTTTTTCATACCTGATGAATGAGGTATGAATGTAAAATTAGTATTTAATGACGCTTGTCTATAAAATTCTGTATATAAATCACATATTATTTTGTATATCTTCATCAAACCATTGCTTTACAAATTCTCTAAATTCAACATAAAAATCTTCATCATTAGAATCAAATACAATTATATTCTCACTACCTACGGATTCTTCATAAACTTCTAATCTTGATAAACTATGATCTGAAAAGTATTCAGACTCATCTAAAAAGTCAATTATCAAAGCCTTTTTTTTAGTTTTAGTTGTACCTAAAACACGACCTTTCTTTTGTATTAACCCTGATTTTTCTTTACCACCTCCAATATTCACCATTATTTCCACTTCAGGTAATGTAATACCTTTATTGAATATATTGCTGGCCAATAATACACCACCACCTTCTTTGAGAAATTTTTCCTTTACAAATTCTCTATCTTCTAATCCATTGTCTCCTGTTATGAATGGATCTGAAGTTAATTTTGAAATATTATATCCATGCTTCTTAAATGAAAATAACACTAAAGTCTTTAATTTCATTTTTCTACATGTTTCTATCACATTTACTACAATTTGATTACGTTCTTTATTGCTCACTATAACTTTATCAACATATTCTTGATAATTGTCTAATTCATTGAAATTAATGTACTTATTGTCTTTATGTCTAATTCTTATTAGAATTACTTTATCTTGCGCTAAAACACCTCTTTTCTTCAATTCTTGCTCTGGTATTTCATAAAGAATGTCCCCAATAATCCCTCTTAAAGATAAATTGGCAAATCTGTTTTCTGATTTGAATGGAGTTGCTGATAAAAATAGATTAAATTCGGAATTTATTGTTTGTTTGATTATATTTATTCTGTCATCTGAACTGTATTCATGACACTCATCAACAATTAAAAATTTAATGTCTGATAAAAAATCAATTAAGTTTTGCTTCAATGTCAACTTGATATTTTTTTCTCCTTTAATTTCTTGATTTGTTTTTTTAATGAGTACTTTATTCACAGCCTTTGTTTTCTTGATTCTCTTTACTCCTCCATGAATTGACTGTAGAGTTTGTATTGTTGTAATATTTATTTGTTTTATTATAAATTTACCATCTTTTATAATTCCAATTTCTTCTTTGTTTATTTTTAAATATGAAGAAATATCATTCAATGCTTGATTAAATAACATTTGACTATCTACTACAAATAACACTTTGAATTCTGGATTTTTATACTGAATTAATCTGATAGCTTCAGAAGCTATATATGTTTTCCCCCCTCTTGTTGGAACTTTAATTACTCCATATTTTGTTTGAAAAAAACTATAAAGTGAAGCAAGTTGATGTGGTCTTAATTCTTTATTATAAGATACTGTAGGTTGGAATACTTCAATATCGATTCCAGATATAGTGTATTGTATATCTTTTTGTATTAACTTATCTATTACTGGTGATAAATGTCCAAAGTTGAAGCATTTTCTTTTTTTATCAAAATACCTTATATATCCATCCCAATAATTGTTATTGCTGAATCGGGAATTTTCATTGTAAAAAGTTAAACTCTTTTCTATAATTTCAATATCTTTAGTATCTGTAGATTCATAAAATATTTCCCAACTTATTTTTGTTAATTTGACCATATTTCAAGTTGATTTTTATTTTATGCACGACAATGCTATTATTAGTTTTGGTTCTTTTTCTAAAAGAACAGTAGTTGGCTTTATTAAAGCTATTAGTATTAATAAGCTTTTCATGAACCCACCCAACACCCTTAAAAACTTTGTTTCAAAATAGAATCAAATGAAATTTTAAAAAATCAAAACATATACCATAAAAATAAATCACGCAAAAATAAAAAGTGTTGAAATTAATCATTAAATTAAATTAGACAGATAAATATCGCTAAAATAGTTAAATTAATTAATTTCAACACTTAAAACATCAAATTTTTGCTTTATTCTAAAGATATTAAAATAGAATTATTCATTATATCTAATAATAAAATTAAAATCTACAGTTTCAGAATTGATTGATTCCAATTCAGAACATTTTATTGGTAGTTTTTGTTTTATTTTTCTCTTAATCCAAATACCATATCTCGAATTAGCTTCAAAATTTTGAATTGATATGCTATCATCAATAGAATTATTTACATCTATGAATGCCTCTAAAAATGTGGCGTAATATGGTAATTCTTTTGAATTTCCTAATTTTTCCATCTTTCCATCTTTAGTCAATTCAACCAACGCTATTTGAATATTGTATAGATTTTTATCATAACTATATCCTAAAAACAATTCTGATATTGGGGTTTGTGAATTATTCTCAATAACTATACCCTTACATTCTTCAGACTCATTACTTTGAGACAAATAACTAATGTCAGAAAATAGATTATTTATTCTATTTGGAATAGTTGATTTAGAAACATATCCTCCAATACTTTGCTCTGGGTCTGATTGTTCTCTTAGGAAGTCAGATGCCCCCGTGTATAAAAATCTCATATTATGATAGTGTTACTCCTGTTATTTTTACGCTCTTCATATCATAAGCTGTATCATTTATAGTAGCAGATGTTGCTTTAGTCAAGTCTGCTATCTCAAATGTTTGACTACCACTTACTTGCTTATCATAATAAACCCACCACGTGTTATTCTTTTTCCACCAAAGAAAACTAGATGAAGAAGATTGTTGTGATCTTGATCTGTATGTTATCAAATAATCAATCTTTACTCTATAATTTGTTTCTTGAGTGTTTCTATTTATTTGAATATTAAAACCATTAGAACCACCATTTATTTGAGCATTTATTGTATAATTACTTATTTCTGGTAATCCTCCGATAGCTACATTAGGATTAGTATTATCAGTTCCAACTGGTCCATTTATATAAATTTTATTAAATGAGTCAAAGTAAACCATTAAATCTATGTCAAATTCTAAAGAAGACCCTGTTGGTAATGGATTATCATATGTCACATTGCCAGTTGGGGCTGGATCGTTTAACATACCTCTTCCATTTTTTAAGTATCTTATGGCAATTTTTTCGGTTGGGGTATCTTCACCACTTGGGTCTATTGACGGTTCATAAAATAATTCTAATCTTGTTGTTTCAAAAATAGTAGCCTCAGTTGCTGATTTATATCTTAATCCTCCTGAAAATGATCGTATAAATCTATTACCAACAGTGTCATCAAACCATTTAAATGGAGTTTTAAACATAACTCCATTTGGAGCTAATCCTGCATTTGTTGTAGGGTCATTGACTAACGTTAGATTTATTTTGCCTTGTATTTTTACAGTGTTTGATCCAAAAAATTTGTAAAACAATTTTGATGCTACTGTTGAAGCGTCTATGACTCTTTGATTATTACCATATAATAATACGAATTCATTTGGATAATATTGTCTCCAACCATCTATATTACCAGGATCAACACCACCATTGAAATATAAATCTGACTTTGTTAGAGTCTTACTAGAATCAATCAATTCACCAATATCATTGAATGCTTTTTCTATTAAATAAGAATTTTCATTGAATTCAAAAACTTGAGATATCTGTTGACTTGATTTGTAGAAAAATTTTACATCGCAAAATTGATTTAATACACTCAATTGATTTTCATTGAATATAGCAGTAGGTGTATCTTTATTTATTGGATAATATTTAAAATCATTGGCATATGTCTTATTAGCAGAAGATTGAAAATTAAATATAATCCCTATTTCATCCGCATTAGGACAAATACTTATACCAACACCGCTTTCAATTTTAATATTATCAAGTATCAATGTTATGGTGTCATCGCTGTTTTTTAAAGAATTAAGAACATTACTATATTCTCCACTTTCATAATAATATCTCCAGCCATCAAATTCACCTTCTTTGAAGTCTGAAATTGATTTAAATTTTCCACCACTACCAGAAGTTATAGTGGTTGTAATTGTTGTGGTGTTTAGATTTTGATTGTTTATATTAAATTTCCAATCTAATCCGACCACATAAAACACATCATTATTGAAATTCAACTTCTTAATATATTCAATAGCTATCAACGGATTAGCCTCTCTTGTTATTTGATTTATAAGAATCTCAGAACGTGATTTAAGTTGACATAGATGTCTCTTATCTTGTATCTCTAATACTCCAGAATTATTTCTAATTCTTGATATCAAGAATTGCTTATCTTTTATAGTTGTAGGTTGCTCAGAATTATCACCTTCCTCCAATAAAGAATACATTATATGATCATATTGAAATATTTCTTTATCATTAATTGGAGGGTAATATCCTGGAGTGAATGTACCAATAACCACATAATTTAAATCAGATTCTAAATTTTCAAAGACACCTTGAACTAAAGCGTTGTTGTCGTCTATAACCTCTAGAATTTCATATTCAAGATTATAATTAGAGCTATTGGTGAATCTAATTTTAGCTGGAAAATTAGGTTGTCCACGTAAAATTTCAGTAAATTTTGTATTAATTCCTGTTAATAACGCATTATTAGTTCCACCTATAGATACCTTACCAACTTCTATAGAAGTGTATTTATGTTCAATTCTCAACCAATACCACTTACCATCTTGCGGTATTGGTATATTTATGCTTTCAAGCAATGTTATTCTATTGTGATCTTTGTCATAAGCAAATCCAGCGTTCAATTTAGAAGTGCCTAATATATTACTTGTTTCTAATCTTAACCACTTGTTTTCAGCGTCTAAGTTTTTATTTCTAACAACGCCAAAATTTTCAGTGTTGTGCAAAAAATCCATTTCATATCCTCCTTCTTTTATGAAGGATAACATCCTATTTAATTCAGCTTTTTCAAGAAATAAATCATCTACTATTTTTAAATTACTCATTTTGATAAAATTTACAAATTAATAACTGCCTGAATTGAATTATATGGTAATAAATAATCTTTCGCAAGATTATCAACTTCATCATTACTTAAATGTTTTTTGTTATTTTTTCTCCACAATGACAATAAATTGTTAGTTGTGAGAAATCCAGTACTGTAAGGTGTTCTTAGTGGTCTAACTTTAAAATTCCATATATTTATATGATCTTTTATACATTTTAAGTTAATAAATATATTTGTTGTTTCTGGAGCCATTATTAAATTTCTACCAGAAGACATAGAAGTCAATGGTTGAGATGAATTAATGTCTTGATTAGAAGAATATAATATAAATCTGCAAAAGTAATATCTTTTGTTTGTTGTTATTAGTTTATCTGAATTTTTTATAAAAAAAGACTCTGGTGAGCCATTTTGTATATTTTTAGATACTAATTTTAAATCAAATTCGCAGTTAAAAGACGATAGACTTAATTCTAAAGAAGGATCAAGTGATTCTTGCTTAATCCAAAAAGATATACAATAATCGATCTTATCTGAAACTCTTATTGCGAATTTTTTCTTAATAGATAATGCCTCATCTGATTCTAATCCAAAACCTTGACCATTTGATAAACTTACAATTTTTATAGATTGATTATTTTGAATTGCCATATTCTTTACCTTTAATTTTCATAAGCACTAGCTCCAAATTGATTTTGATGATTTAAAGTTATAGTTAAAAAACTACCACTATAACTCGCATGTGGTGGAAATCCAGCTTGATTAGTTGGAGCTGAATTGAAAGCATTCCATTGGCTACTGGTTGTGGAGTTTATTAAATTAACTAACTTACTTGCTATACTAGTTGGAGTATCACCAACTACAGCAACCACTGTCTTTACAACACTATATACGCCAACTTGAAATTTATTTCCTGGCAATATATCACTTCCTATTTGAAATATTTGAGTTCTTATGCCCCCAGGACCAGTTGAAGCATTACTTGTTTGTGTTATTGTTGGTGTATTACTAACGCAAGATATAACCCTATAAGGAAATTCTTCAAATTGACCATCTAATAATGATGTTATCGTAACTGTAGATTGAGAAATGCCATTGACACAAGTTTCTTGATAAGTTGTTTTAGTCCATAAATTCACTTCAGAATCTCCAGCTGTAGCTGTAATTTGAGTGGGTGGTTGTAAGACACCATTTATAGATTCTTGGAAATTTAATATTAAATTATTTACAAGATTATATGGAGTTGTCCCATTACTATTTGAAAAAAATCTTAATTTGTAAGATTTTTGTATGTAACAATTTCTGCAACTTCCAGAAGTGTTTGCGCAAGTATCTGAAACTGGAGTCTCAATCATACAAACATAAATCAATGGATTATTAGTGCTTGTATTGAATGTTGTAGAGACTGAAACACTATCACTACCATCTGGACAATGATGTAGAGCTTCTATTTCATACACAGAATTGAAATCTAAATCTAATGAAAAAGTATTTGTCAATACATTAGGTATAGTTAACCAAGAGCCAATAATAGGTTGTATTCTTCTATATTTTATTGCAAACCATTCATCTGGATCGTTTGGTAATATAGGTTGAGGTATTGAGAATTGCTTTGTTACCATTTTTTATTTATTTTTTAACACATTGTGCTAGTGTGCGTTCTTGAATATCCGCCAGATGTTATCAAAGTCCCAGTGTTTTGATCCCTTACAGACAATAATATTTCACTTACAAATGGATTACTTCCAGATTTGTAAGCATCTATTCCAAATGTATATGTTGTTTCTTCTGATATAGTGTCTGTAAAATTAGCATATATTTTTAAACAATCTACTATATTTGGCAAAGATAAACTATCTAAATATGAAGCGTTTGAAGCAAATGTACCTTCTATTTCTATATTTACTGTTCCATTAGGAATTACTTTCATAACTACATATCCACTGCAAGAGCCTTGAATTATTGAGATTTGCTCTACAGTTGAAGATTGACAAGTTTGACCACCATTTACGTGAATTATACTTGATGCTATTATTTCTTGGCAACCGCTTTCTATTCCTCCAAGTTGATATCTTTGAGTAGTTCCATATTCATCTTTGTAATCCACCCAAGAATTAACTAAGGGATTGTGTATTGTATCTCCTTCATACCAATTAGATATGTAGAAAAATGAATGTGTTGATAATATTTGAGGAGTCGCTTGTAATGTATTTGAAATAATATTAGAATCATCTGAACTTCTTAATCTAAATAATGTAGGTGTTGTTATTTGAAAACCGCATCTTGGACTTACAGAAGAGCCAGTGTTATTCACCCAAGTAGAACCATTATCAATGCTGCTTTCCACTTGAATCCCACTTATCAATCCATTAATTATTGAAAAATTTAAGCACCCATTTAAATATGATATTAATTGTATACTTATTTCATTGAATAATAATATTCCACTTGGTGGAATACAATTAATTACAGATGCATTAACATCAACGTAATCTGTCCATAACGATGTTGGGCTATTTGAATTTAATCCACAAACTCCCCTCATTCTAAATCTGTAAATTCCAGATATGAGATTTGGAATAGTCAAATTAAATGGAGATTGGACATTATTAGATTGATATCTAGATATTGTAATTATACCATTCGCTGGTGGCGTTATTTCTATGTCAAATTGAGGTTGCACACCTTGTAATGTGTAATTAAATTCAAATACATTACCAACTTTGGAATTAAATGAAAATATAGGTGTCATGCAAGTCGGTATGAAAGAAGCCACTCCGCATATCTCAATTGAATCATTGTTGATTCCACATAATTTTTTTATACACCATTCGTGATCTTCATCATTTGTGACATTTATATCTATTGGACTATTTGTAACTTGGGTCGTTAACCAATTAGCTCCAGACAATGCTTTATATCGCACTTCAAATAAAGTGCCGCCAGTGGGGTTGAATTCTATGTGTAATGTTGGCATATTTGTATTGATTTCTTGATATTTTATAACTGCTTGATTTTACCGTAATTATTGAAGTGGGTAAACTGTTGAACTTATTATTTGTATTGGATAACATATTTCATCTACAACCAATGAACTACTTATCATTATTGGAATACAATAATCGGTCTTGATTATATCTTCTGATATTAAAACTTCACTGAACCAAGGATATTTTGTTAAATCTGTAAAATCCTTTACAGATTCGTAAGCCTTAACTATTGTTCCATATTGATCATCCAATCCTTTATACAGTGGTGATGAGTTGTAAATATTCCAACCGAAATCCTTTATGTTTACAATATTATATATAAATTCATCGCATTTATTACTGTAGCAAATCAACCTTAGATATTCTCCATTGTATTGCTTAAATATCTCACTAGTTGATGTGCTTAAAGCCTTGTATTTAGATATTGGAGAATATAATATATTTTCATTTAAAATATTTTTTACAATGAATGTTATATCGTGATAATTCATATCATTAGAATACAAAAGTGAATTAGATGTAGATGAATATTTAAAAACCCAACCAAATGGTAGTTCGTGACTTTCTGAATATGAAACCCCATCTATAATTACTGGAGTTGATGGTGTTATTTCACAATCTATTGGAGCCTCATAAATATATCTGTCTCCAATCATATATTCAAATCCTTTTGGCTTGAATATCTCTGTAGTTCCTCTTGATCTAATTTCATCGTAAAAATTTCTGGAAATGTTTTGCATTTCTATTATATCTCTACATTCACATAAAAATATTCCATTTTGTTGAAGATATTCGCATATCAAATCTTTTTTCCAATATATGTTTGTAAATCTCAATGCATATAAAAATATCATTGCATAAAATTCCGAAGTTGTTTTCCAAAGATCAATGTAATCTCTATCTTCAAGTAAGTTTGATTTATCTTCTTCTTTTCTTTCTATATAATTTGGAACAATACCGACTTCATACATTTTATTAACTAAATTCATAGTTAAATCAAATAAATCAATATTGTCATTAATTATATCGCTAAATATTGAATTATTTATTGATTTGAATTCAAATTCTCTTGGTAAAAACGAACCATTCAAAGACAAGCTATTCAATGTTAATTCACCAGTGTTATCAGTACCCACCCTTTCATATTTAAATTGAAATTTCAATTCGCTTTGCGCATCTAATCTGGGAGATAAATTGTTGTTGTTTTCTGATAACCAAGCATTGAATATATTGGAAATATTATCTTGGTTTAATTCTAACCAATCGCAATAAATTATTCCACCGTCATAACTGTATCTGAATATTTTTTTGAAGTATCTGTCTGATGTTTCTCCATCTATTTCTTCTGAAAAAGACGAAAATTCCCTCAAGCTACCCCAAATAGGAGTTGATTCAAAAAATATTGAATCACCTATTTGAGTACATATATTATCATTTAATATCATTTAGAATCCATTTATTAAAATCCATTTATATGAATTTGCTTGCTCCCAGAATGTACAAACAATTCTCCAATTCAATTCTAATTGCTCTGTAACTTGAACATCATTGACTGAATATATCGGTTTATCATACATAATTTTGTATTGACCCACGGTTAAATTAACACACTCATACATCTTACCTTCATTGGAAGCAGAAGGTGTAGGCAGTGTTACAAAAGTATCTAATTCTAATTCTGTGGTCTTAATGAATATATCTTCATTACTCAATGTTATGATAGCATCTACAGATCCAGTTTTTTTTATTATTTGTTTTTTTGATGAATTGACTGTATTAGATTCTGCTGAAAATACTATCTCTAGCCATAGTTGAGATACAAAATCAAATAATTTCTTTTTAGCTGGAGTTGTGTTCGTATCTATCCACATTAAATTTCTATTTGAAGGTGGGGTCAACCCCATCTTTATTGCAGAAACTAATCCTAAATTTTTGCTAGTTGTTGTGCTTCCTCCCATAATATCTTATCTATCTTTATATATTAATTCACCATCTTCATTCATATGGTAATTATTTGCTTTATCTCCATGTATTATTAACTCACCATTGTCATTTATTTCAAAATCTATGTAGTTTTTATTATTATTTTTAGATAATAAACATAATTCTCCTTCAAGAACACTCTTATTATTTATCACTTTGTTGTTTGAATTTATATTCACAATACTTCTAACTATCCCAGAGGTTTCAGATTCTGGAATATTCTCTAAAATTAGAGGCACTTCACCATTCACGCCTCTTTCATCTGAATTACCTATATAAATAGTATCAAATTTTACATTTTTTTGCTCTGACATGATTTTATATTGTTTTTAAGACAGTTGATTGATAACTGAAATCTACATCATTAGGGTAAAATATAGGATTCAAATTACCTTGTATATCTTTAATTATTGACCCATCTAAATTCAGTAATTGAAAACCTCTCAATCTTGGTAATTTACGTAAATCTACACTTATATCATTGCGAGGGTGGAAAAAGTTATCACTAATGTATCTTACTCCATTTGTGTTTTTAACTATATCTAATAAATTATCCCATTCTATCTTTTGACCTAATTTCCAACGTCTATAATCTATGTATTTATTTAATCTTATTTGGATATCTCTTCTGATATCATCTGGATTGTAGCTTGATTCTATTTCAACTCTAGTAGAAATATCTACAGGTTGCCATTGTATATTTTGCAACACTACGTTAGAACCATTCACACCATTTGGTCTTAATTCAGAAATATTAAAAAATTTTTCTGATCTTATCAATATATCATTCAATTCAGAATCCGTTAAATCTACTCCATTAATCGTCAATATAGAAATTATTGTTCTCCCAAAAGAATCAAATCCATTGTGGTAAATTTTCATTACATTTTCATTTATTTTCATAAATGATTGCTCCAACATAGATACAGTACCTCTAGATAATATATTGACACCATCTTGAATCCTTTTTCTGAATGTATCATCGTTTTCAGAATCTGAACCGTATTGAGCAGAATATTCGTTTATGCAATACTTATGACCACTTGGTTGATTAGATACTTTATTTATTGTGAGAGCATCTACATTTGATTCTAATCCTTTTATTTGACTTCTTACTTTAGCATAACAATATCCAAATTCTGGAATAACTATTTGTTTTTCTAAATCAAACTTCACTCCTGATGAAGATGAAAAAACATTGATGTTCGGTTCATACACTGTATTGCGATCACCAACTATTCTCAAATAAGTTGAACTTTGTCTTGGACCAAATCTTTGAGATATACCCTTTAATCTCGCTGTATTATCAAGATATTCCCCAAATGAAGAATCTGGAAACAAATGACTTTCTAACACTGCGACATCTTTCATGATCTTTTGCGCTATCTTAGCATTACCAAACGCAATACCATTATTTACGGAACCATCTGAAATTTTTGATATCTTATCTGTTTTATTAAGCATTATCTCAACAAACATTTCCTTTAATTCTTCTATTGTGGATATTTCTGTAAACATTATATTGTTATTTTGTTTGTTAATGTTTTATTGTTGAATGTGTTGATTGAAAATTCTATAATTAAATCAGAATTTTGATAATCTATACTTGTGACATTAAAATCAGAAAGAGTGTCATCAGATGAAAAAACTGTAATCAATTGCCTTATTATACTAGAATAAATCAATTTACCCACGGTATTACCTACGCTTAAATCAGCATCTATTCCAAATGATGGAAATTCAGGAACATCACCCTTGCGTAATGCAGATAATATGAGGACAGATTGTTTTATTGTTTCTGTAAAAGATTTTACTTTCAAATCTTCATTTTCAAAAGTTATATTCTTGTCAATATCCATACCATACATTCTATACCCAATCAATGAATCTACAACTGAATTTATTGAGAATTTTTTGATTGATGATATATCTTTAGATATTTCTAAATTATTTCCACCATTCGTATCGTAATCTTGTTCTAATATGTTGTTTTGTAATGATATATTGACCCAATCATTTTGAAAATCAACCATTGAATTATCCTTAGCAACGCTTTCAAGACTTTCATTTTGCAAAAGAATGTGATTAGTCTGTATAGTTATTGATCTAGAATTATTCTTTGACTTGTTAGAACCAATCCATTTAGAAGTGTTTTGAATCGTATTTAGATTATTTCTTATGTCATCTAAAAAACAAACAAATTCCCAATGATTTATTTTATTGAAGCGCTTTTTATTAATTTTAATTAAATCGTCAATTTTAGTGGCTTCTTCAATCATAGAATCTAAGAAATCGAACGCTTCTACGTCTGCATCTTCATCAGAAAATTTAAAATAATTCTCTATTTTCTTTTGATATTCTGAGATGAAAGTGGAGTATAGGTCAATATACGTTGAAATATTATATCTCAACGATTCAGAAAAATATTGCACTGTTTCTTTGTCAAATTTCATTATCTTATTGAATTTATAGATTCTAATGGATTATCTGTTATTTGTTTTAATATCTTAAAAGCAGATTGATTCCCATAAGCCTTGTAATTTTTAAATTGATTTAGTGCGCTTTGAACTGGAGTTTGACCATTTATTACATCCTTCAACATTTCATTTATTAAAGATGACTCTGCTGACATCTTGATAAATTTTTTATTATATGATCTTAATTCCTTTAAAGATGATTTATAATTTGAAAATATAAATTTAGCTGGTGCGATTGCCTTTAATTGTAAACTATAATTCCAGATCATATTTTGATCTTTGCTCTGCGTTATTGATAGATTTATAGGTTCTACTAAGTAATTTGAATTTAAACTCAAATTATAAAAAAACAATCTCAGGGGCTTTCTATTTAAATCAGTGGATTGTGCTCTCAAGAATATTTTTTCCAAAATCTTAGTGCAGCCATAACCAGTTTTATAATCTGTTGAAAATATCGGCTTCACCCTTATACCACTTAGTTCTCCACCATCGTATATACCTACATCACCATCTGAATTATTTATGGGTTTGTCTGCAATTTTGGAATGTGATACTTGATCATTATCAACGTGCGATATTTTTCTAAATTTTCTTCCAAAATTTCCAGATAATGAAATATCAAATGGTATGAATGTTGAATTACTAGTAACGACAACACCACCCATTGTTTTTTTTATGTTTGTTATAGAATTTCTATTTTCAGACATGCTATTTGGCATCATAGGGAAACTGAAAAATTCGATTCTGTTTCCATCTTGATCAGTTATCTCTAGTGCGCAAGCGTAATATTCAAATTCAGAAGGATATATAGTATTTAACCACTCTCTACCTTTTTGTTTATCTAAGACGATTTCAGAATATGATCTTTCGCCATCTTTTGTTTGTTTAGTTAAAGAATCTTCTATATTCATAATTCATCTTTTGTTAAATTGATTTTCAATTTTTCGCTTGATTCTTCTACAATCTTACAACCTCCAATTTCCATCATCTTATTCATCAAGGCTTCAGAGACTGATTTTGTTTTTTGTATTGCGCTTGCTCCAATTTTATTTAATGATGCTTTTGCTGTTTCTTCTGCTATTTTAGCTATAGAATAAGAAGGATTACCAGCAGTAGTTGCAGCCGCAGCTAATACTATTTCTTTCTGAGTTTCTAGGGTTTTTTTAGCTGATTGAAATTTAGCAACCGCTTCAGAAGTCAATTTTTCGGCTGTTAATGCGACTCCAATCATATTAGATAATTCTGGAAAGTCTTTTCTCAATTCTTTAGGTATAGAATCCCAAACAAATTTAAGCTCAGAGGCTGACATATTTTTATGTATGGTTTTTCCAAAAACTTTCTTTATATTGCATCTTCTTAGCATAATTTATCCAATTTTCACTTTTTTTGATACGCCTATTTGGCTGAAATCGATTATTTCTGTCGATCCTGGAATTTTGGAATACAAGACTTGATTTGATCCATTTATCGAAACATTTTTATCGCCACTATCTATATTTATTCCACTGTCAGTCATTTGTATAACGTTATCGCCAGCGTTAATTTGTATATCACCATTCATTGAATCTATAATTATGCCACTGTCATCTATTTTTATTACTTTACCTTTAAATAACATTCCAGCCACCCCACTTTTTAATGATATTTTACCACTATCTACGATTGCTTCTATGCCTCCTTCATGAGTTATTATGTTATTTTTATTTTTATCGATAATTTCAACACCTTTTTCACTTATAGTTATTTTATTCTCAAATTCATCAATATATGTGAATCCAGTTCTCAATTCATAACTGATATTTGTTTGTTTTGAACTATCTTCTTCATCTATTATTTGAATGTGAAGCTTATTTTTCAATTTTATATTGAAGTCATTCTCAGATTCAAATAATATATCTCCTTGAACATATATATTTAATTCACCTAAGTTATTTGAATTTGTTATCTTGAAATTTATTACAGATTCACCTTTTGTTTCACCATCTACAAATATATTCAAAGTTCCAGTTTTACCATCTCCTTCTATGTGTACAGATGTGTATAAATCTTCTCTTGAAAAATTAAATGAATTCAATTCCCTGTTGTTGTTTAATTCATCTATCTTATTTAAAGCGCAAAGTATTATTGGTTTGTTTTTATTCGATATATTCAACCAAGCTACAGCACTTCCTTTTTTGTCTGGTGTTCTTGGGAAATCTATATCATTCCATGTGTTTTTTGAAACAATAACATTCTTTATGATTTCTCCATCTTGAGTTATTATACAAACTGTTGAGTTTCTCATGCAAGATGTGACATAATCATAATAATCTATATTATTTGGAACAATAATGTATCCAATGCCAGCTGTATCTCTTATTGCTGGGTGTCTGACTGTTTCTCCTGTTTCTGCTGTATCTTCTTTCATTATCTGAATTGTCTTTTTTGCATTAAATATTTGAAAATATCTCTATTCACATTCCAATTTATTTTACCTCCAATTTTTTCTCTATTTGTAATGTTGAAGTATTTTTCTATATCTTTTTCAACCATTCCTCTACTTACTTGCAATGTTGTTGATCTATCTGAAGTATTGGAAAAAGAAGCAGTATTGGATACACTATCAACATAATATACTTCTCCAGTGCCAAAGTGTCTTATATTCATGCCTCTTTTGATTCTTCTGTCTCCCTTTATAGTTATGCTGCCTTTTCTCGTGAATGGTAAGTAGCAATTCGACTCAATCAACCATCCTAAATCTTCTTGGTGCTGATCTATTAAATGTTGTAAATTAGCTTCTGTGAGATTACTCACTGACATATCAAAGTCTAGATAATTAGAAGATACATGTAAATTCCTTAATCCGAAAAACTCAACAAATTCTGGTAACAATATTGCTTGCAATACTATTAGATTTTGACCATCTGTGGATTCTATCAATGATCCCAACGCATCTAATTGATACATAGAATAATATTCGCTTTCAAAGTCTAAATTATCTTGAATAACATCACCTTCAAATATATTTATACAAGGATTAGTTTTAAAACTTTCATATGTAAATGGTGGTTTTCTAAATGTAAAATAATATTTATCTCCATAAGTATCCATATTTAATTCTACGAATGGTTTTTGAGCATATTTTCTAACCATATTTATCAAACTACCCGTGTTAGTCGATAAACTATCGTCTGCTAATCTTCTTTTTGTAGTTTCACTATCAAAACATAATTTCACTATTTGCCATATTCCGGAAGCTAATGTTTTCTTATATTCAAAACCTCCAGAGTTTGATGAAATTTGTCTAGATGTAATCATTGACCTATCCTTATAGGAATTGAATAAATTATCTGGAGTTATTGAAGTATTTGTTAATTGACTGAATAGGAATACTATCCATTCATCTATGGAGTGAGTTTGAAAAAAATTAAAATCATTGTCTTGAGCTATTCCACCACCAACATTAAATTCTTGCTTATTAACCTCCATGACAACTCTACCAGTCGATTTATTTTTATTTGAATTTTGAAGAATTTGCTCTTTGGATTGAACTCCGAATCCAACTATAAAATTGTATATAGAATCATCAATCAATAATTTACTTAAATCTCTACCATCTACAGATACTATCTGTTCACTTTGATCTGATTGTGAAGATATAGATACATTATCTATTAACCCAATCATATCATAAACATTATTTGGTAAATCACTTGGTGAAATTCTAAATAATTCATTTGACGTAAAATTTGAATATACTTTATCAGCAATTAATCTTTCGAATCGTATGAATACAACATCATTTTTTTGTAATATTGAATTGAATAGTGATGACTTTCTAAGTAACACTTGACTATTTGATTTCAATTCATCATTGTCATCTTTAAAATCGCACTTAATATCACTTGAATTAAAATCAACTACATTATGAATTGTTTGTTTTGTTACGAATGATTCAAAATTATCATCTAATATCCAATCTAAAGGTAGATTGAATTGCCTATTTGAATCGTTTTTTAATTCATCGAATGTCATATGAGGCAATGAAAATGAAAAATTTCCACCGTTGTCTCCAACATTTGTAGTTATATCTATAATGAATGGAGTTATATCTATTAAATGACTACCTTTATCATAATCTGTTGATTTAGTCCAGACCCAAACTGATACATTATTGTCTTTTTTGTGTAATGTTCCATATTCTTTTGAACCATCTAAATCGTCTTGAGATATATTTATTTTTTTGTAATTTACGTTGTTTAATAATTTTTTAACTTCTTTTTCAACAAATGCATTATATTTGCTGTTTTCTACTATTGTTTGATTTATATTGTAAATAGACTTTGGCACGGATATTTGATACATAGGTATTAAAATCTTAGTCCCTGTTGTTATGAGTTCTTCACTTGCCTTTATATATTTTACTTTCTGTTGTTGATTGTAATGTTTATATATACTCAATGAATTAGTCAAATAAAGCGTCAATTCACTTACTGACATTAATATATTATTATCATCTATAAATTCTTGGATAGTTTGGTCTTTTTTGCAAATTATCGTTTTATCTATAGGTGGTGGTGGCGAATAGACTTGGGGGTCACTCCCAGAAGTTCCATTGCTTGAAGTATAATTATTATTCAAATATGGATTACCCCCCTTAATCCATTTATTTCTAACATTATTAACCAATCCTGTATAGTCTCTTTGTCTTAAATAATTTGCACTATTCCACCGTGCCCAATTTCCACCGTGCCTATCTATGTAATCAGATAAATATATACAAAAATCATATGTATCTTGCCAAACGATAAATTCAACAATCTTATTTGTTTTATTATCTTTCAATGTAACGTATGGAATATTTTTCGATATCTTTGGCCATCTTCCACGTTCCATACCAGCTGATCCAGTTTTTACATATTGACCTGATGTAAAATGACCTGTTTCGTGTCTATAAATTCGCTCTATCAAGCCAGCTCTAACATTACCTTTTGTTTTAGCTATCTTCATTACAGCATCATATGCATTTTGTTCTGTAAACATTAGTTTCTTGATTTAGGAGTCACCGCATTTCTTTTGGTACCAGTGTTGCTATCAAATCTACCGTTATTTTGACCATATGGGTTTTTTCCATCATCTTTTTGCATCATACCTCTGACTAAATCATTAATTGGTCTAGCTATGTATTTTTCTCCAACATCTGTAAATCCATTCACAATCACCTTACCTAATTGATCCATAGCGGCAAGATTTGTTTCTGTTCTTTTCATTGCTGTATCGTAAATATTTGAAGCATTCTTTGATGAAGTTCCTTTATTACCTATAGAACTTATCATTGCTGGTAAACTTCCTGCATTATCTAATCTTATAGCGTCTTGCATATTTTTAGTTAATTGATATAACACCATTCTACGCATTTCACCTTGTGGCATCTTACTTATTGATGGTAAAATAGCTTTCAAATTATCTCCAGATGCACCATTCTCCATCATACCTTGTAAGTCTGTAAATGATGCGTTGGGGTTTGATTTTTTTAACATCTCAAAGACATAAGCTTTCATGCCAGCATTCCCTGGATTTTTGATGCTTTCATTCATCCTACCGTAAACTTCTGATGCTCTGTCGTCTCCAAATCTACCTCCAATTTGGCCACCAGCTGACATAAAATTAGTGGCATCTAAACTATTGACTTTTTCTCCAGATGCTTTTTGAAATGCCATTATATTACTAACTTGTTCGAGTTTTTCTGGTAATCTTGAAAAATCTCCACCTGACACGCCAAGTATTCCTTGTTTTTCTGATCTAGATAATATGTCAACTATTATAGCTGTTCCGTCCTTTTGTGTTACATCTTGAAAGTTGAATTTATCAAAAGATTGCACTTGACCTTGATCTAAGCCATACCCACGCATCAATGATAATTCCTTTCTACCAATGTTTTCTATATCTGTCGCACTGCCTCTTGATTTTGCCGCTGATAAGAAAAATTCTTTATATTCTTTATTATCCATTCCAAAATCATCACCCCCTTTTCCAAAGGTATCTCTATCTATATTAAATGTTGAATTAATCTTACTTTCAGTTCTCCAATCATCCATACCCATTCCATAGAGTTGCTTTATAGCCATAGCAACCGCTGCAACTACTGCAACAACTCCTGCAGCAGCTAAAGCACCTCCCATTCCTGCTGCTCCTGCTGCGCCAGCTCCTCCTGCTTCTGCAGCGCCAACCGCTTCTGCACCTATTGCTGCCTCACCGCTTCCAGCTAAAGATTTACCGATAGATTGACCACCTTTGTTAAGTAAATTACCAAGATTTTTACCAATGGATTGACCTATGTTTCCAGGAAACATTTTACCAATAGATTGACCTATATCCCCACCTGCATTGCCTAAGCCTCTAGATAAAGCATCTTCTATTCCCTTTCTATTATTGTCTGTAGATGAAGAAGCGTCTGAAGAGTTATTTATACCTTCTTTATCGAGAGTTTTTCTTAATTTATCTACAAATTTTTCCCATTCTTTTATTGCGGAATCATGTCTTTTGTTGTAATCTCCCTGCTCTGAATCTATTGCACGTTGGTGATAAGAATTACCACCGCTTTCTTTTCTTGAATCAAAATCAGCATTAGCTTCAGACTGTTTTTTCTTCAACTCATCAGATATAGACTTTATCTTATCTTCAAATTTATCAAATTGTCTATCTGCTTCATCAAATAATCCATCTAATCCAATCTCTGAAAAAGCTTTCTTTGCTCCTTCAGAAATTCTATTTATTTCAGAACCGAATCCCGATGCGTCAGCGCTAATACGTATTATTTTTTCATCTGCCATTTTAAGTGTCTTTAGTTGAAATCATCTAAATCAATATCTTCAAATTCTTTGTCTAATTCCTTCTTTGTCATTTTGACAACTTTTTTGTCTCCTATTTGATCTTCTTTATTTGACCCAATCATTTTATCAACTTCTCTTTCGAAGTCATCTATTTCGTCTTCTTCGGATAATTTTTTGAAATATATATCTTCTTTGTATTCAATAGACATATTTACAAAAGATGCTCTTTTGTGATCTTCGCTTCCAAATGATATATTGTATTTCTTTCTCCACCACCTGTCATATGGATATTTATTGTTCCAATCTATGATGAATTTTTTGACATCAAGATACACTTCTCCATTGAGTAGCATTTATTTTTCAATATTAGAATCTGTATTCTCTTCTGAATCTAGATTATTTATTTCCTTTTCAATATTGACTAAGAATTTCCAAAAAGGAATGAACCCCTTAGATATTTGTCTTTGTTGTTCTATTTCCATCTTAGTGAAGTCTTCAATTTTGAAATCTGATTTGAATCCTTCTGCTAATACTGAAAAATACGCAACCCCATCTATAAGATTTAATAATTCTACAGCAGTTTTATGAGAAGATTTTACTAAATCCCCATATGAATTGCCAGATAAAATCATTTTTAAATTCTCTATCTCTAGCGTTTGGCCAACATTAGGATATGAAATTTCATACTCGTTGTTCCCTATTTTTACTTTTGTTTTGGTTTGGATTGATAACATGTAAGTTTATTTTAATTGATTTTGAATTACTAATGTTGCCGCAGCACCTGTTAAAAAACTAAATAACTTTGTTTCATAGAATGATTTTGGCTCTTTTTGTATGGTGTATACTTGAATCTTATTTGTTGTGTTTGGATTTTCACTAACTAATTCAATGTATATTTGCTTTGATTTGAATATACTTGTAGATTTATACTTAGTTGATATATTATATTTATTATCTACCAAATAAGTTAAATAAAGGCTATCTTTCTTAATATTTGCACTTAATTTCAACCACTTATCTTCATATTTTATAATTTGAATTTTTGTCTTTACCGTATCTTTTGATTTAGGTTCAAATATATAAGAAATACTATCTTTGATAATTGTTTTTATCGATTGATTCGTGGTTGATTGTATTATTTGTTTTCCGATTATTGTTTTATCTTTAGATAATTCACTACGTAATTTAGTTATTTCTACATTCTTAGAATTAATCAAATTAGCGTAATTTATTTCATTAGATTTCACTAAAATATGCTCTTGATTTGATTTATCTTTCCATCTTTTAATCTCTATAGAATCTATTCTATTTTCAACTTGATAAGATTTCAATTCTTTATTTTGATTGCAAGATTTAGCTATCAATAATGTAAGAATTATCAATAATATAATTACGAATATTGTTTTATAATGTGTTTTCATAAGATTATTTATTTTTTATTAATAATTGATTAAATAAAAAATCCCATAATTTATATGGGATTTGATAATATTGAATTGATTGTTTATTACACTGGGAATAATATAGGTGTTGTATATTCAAAATCTACATCACGACCAGATATTTGACCTTCTGATATATCAAATGATTCTCTTGACATAAAACATCCTTTGATTGATGCAAATGTTTCTAATCTTGGAACAATAACTCCTCCTGATTCTGTATGATCATACACTTTTCTTAAAATATCTATTTGAACACCTTCATTTGACAATAATAATGTATCTTCCCACTCTTGTACAGATGACATTACTCTCAATAAAGCATTTGGTATTGCAGATTTTCTCAAGTCAATCATAAAAAATCCACAATTTAGAGTCCCAGACCAATCTACTGGTGCGTATTCAGAAGCCACCAATGAACCGAGTCCAACAACCTTAATTCTACGAATATTTTCAGTACAACGTATCGATTTCATTTTACCAACAGCGACTCCTCCTACTTTTACTATTGCCAATGGGGCAGACATAACTTTTTCACCAGCCATAACTATATTTTTTAAATTTTATTAAAATTGAATTTTTGGATCTAAAATGAATCCAGTAAAAAACACTCTATTTATTGGACTATTTGGAACAAAACAATAAGAAACTGACCAATAATCTTGAATTAACTCTACTTTCACTTGCTTAAATGAAATTATCAAGTTATCTTCAAATCTTGTGGCTGTTCTTTGTATTAAATATCCTTCGACAAATGTCTTAACCTCTTCAGCAGAAGATGTATTAAGATTACCACCTACAAATCTTGCAGTACCATTGATAACCAATTCTTTATTGATTTGATGTATTATGCGCATTATTTGTATTTCTGGAGACTTACCATCTGTTGTGATTATACTTGAATTAGATTGTAATGTGTTCACTCCTTGATTTACAATCCAGCCAAGTTGACTTTGGTATCTAGAGTGTAAAACACCTGTCAATAATGCCAATTCACGTTCAGACTTCTTTAATTCATGTTGAAGTCCAGATATTCTTAAATCTTTGTAAGTTACTGGAACTTGAGGTTCCAATCCAGCAACTCTTCCGCAAACTAAAGCAGTGTGATATATTGACGGTAAATTTCTATTTGAAGTGCCGATTCCAGATATACTTCCTGGAACCTTCACTCCAGAATGAACAGTTACAACTTGCGAGCTGTTGTAATATCTAGCTATTTGCAAACTACCATCTCCAGATGAAGGTGAGTTGAATTCATTATCATTATCGCCACCAGCGACAAATAATATTTTATCTGTGAATGTTGAATTATTTACACAATATGATAATATTTTTGAATTTTCAGTGCTTAATGCTCCTTTATTTTTTCCAGCTAATTTCTCACCAGATGTTAACGCTGGAAATGGTGTTTTGCCACCATCTAAGCATAAAAATAATGAATTGTCAACATCTTCCATATTAGATAATAAATCATCTAAATCTGTTGGATTATATACGCAAGTACCTCCTTCGAATTTAATTATTCCTGAATACGTTGTTAATATAGAAGAACTAATAACATTGTCAGTAAATACAGAAGATTCACTAAATTTGAAATATTGATTGAATGTATAATCATTATGCATCCAAATTCTTAATTCATTTGTTGTTTTAAATTCAGAACTTTTACATAACATATGATTTGTCAATTCACTAGTTGACGCTTCATATACATTACCAGAAGAATCAACTCCTCTATTTTGACCTTCATAAAATTCAATTATGAATTTTGTTGGATCGATTATTCCTGCTTTTATTTTCAGTGCATAACCATTCACTAACGTATCAACACTATTATTAAATAAAGTTACTCCATTTCCAGCAGTACCCTCAGTTAGACACTTCAACACTAAATCATTAGTAGTATCTAAACTTAATGTTTTTAATGCACTTACAGTAGTGGCAGCTCTTGAGTAATAAACTTTTCTTGGACCATTTCCACTTTTACTTGGAGACCAAAGATAATCCATTAAATCATACAAAATACCGCCTTTTAAAGCCTTTTTCATATCTGTTTGAGAATCGAATGAATATATTGAATTTGCTCCATTTGCTAATTCTCCATTCACTCCACTTCCCCAACCGAATCCTTGACCTATTCCAGTGTCTATTATCATAATATTCCCATAAGTTCCCAATGCTGATGGAACTGGAATACCTGATTTTATCTGAGAATACGCTCCTGGTTCTATTATTTGTCTATTGTTGAAGTTTACAATTTGTGGCATGTTCTATTTGTTTTAGATTTTTGAATTGTTTTTGTCTGATTTTTGAATTGAAGGTTTAGAAAATTCTTTCTTAGGGTGCAATGAAAATTCTTTCGAAATAATATTGTACCAATCAGAGTGTGATTTTTCACCTTCATTGATGTATTTTTTATTCAAAACAAATCTGTCTGCTTGCGAAACACCTTGTATATCACAAAAAGTAGAAATATCCATAGAATTAATATCAACCTTGCTCATTTTGCTTGATTTTAAGTGTTAATAACTGAAATATTACTGATTGTTTGATCGGTATTCAATGTAATCTTTTTGAAAATCTTCACAAACACCAAATTTTATACTGTTTATTAATTGCATATCAATCTTCATCTTTACAGAAGATTCATAATCAAACGCTAATGATAAATTCCTGTGAAAAATATTCGGTGGCGCTAAGTCTTGCTGTAAATTTATATCTTGACCACTGTGATTTAGATTTCTTAAACCTAATAATTCAAGTTCTTCGTGAAACAATAAAAACATTGCTTTCAGCCAATAATAAACTATCATAACTTCACTACTATTATCTGAAGTTATCATTAAATAATAAGTTGATGAATTTGATCTTGTCTTTTCTATATACAATTTATCTTCAGATTGTAAGAATTCACGCTCTGAATGTCCTATTGAATCTGTTCTACCTTTATTATCACTTGGCATTAATATGTGAATAGTGGGTACTGCCATACGTTGCATATTATAACCAATATTGAAATTTAGTTTACGTACATTTTCATCATTTCTATTCAATATAGCTATTGCTTGCTTATAATAGTTGTAATCTTGCATTAATATTTCATTATCATTGTCGTCTTTGTTGAATAAAGATGCAATGATAGATTCTTCCTTCAATATTTTACTTGCGTAATCTTGAGAAATTATTCTTTGAAATGTTTGCAATGTATTGTATATGATTACTTCTGGTATCAGCATTATCTTTTTTGAATTATGTTGTTGAATGCCTTACTTATTTCATTAGGTGATGGAAAAAACCCCTTACTGAATACCATGTGTCTAGCTGATGTTTGCCAATCGTCATCTTCACCCTCTTCTTTACTATCATGTATTAATTTCACAATACTTCCAAGAGTTCTCACATTCAAATCACCCATTTTGTTTTTGTGTTTATCCATGAAGGATATCGCATCAACCATGTCTTGATGATCATACTTTACAGACTTTCCATTAGTATCTTCTAACTTTATATTGGTCATTTTACCACTTTCCTTATGAGATGCTATTTCTTTGATTCTTTCCATTGTTTGATCTGCATCCATAGATAAATCAACACGTAAACTTCTTGATTTCAATGGTTGTGGTAGTTCTTTGGCGCTTAAATTACTGATAAAGATTGCTCTCCCTGTAAATTTGTATCTCTGTGGTATTGGATTACCATCATCCCCCTTTATTGCCCTACCTGATAAGTTGCTAATGGTTCCATCTCCAGTGCTGTCTAATGCTCCCTTAAACATGTTTACTGAATTGTCATCTTTTAACACTTCATCACAATCGTCAAACAACACCAATTTACCATTGTGTTGGAAAAGATTTTTATATAATCCAGCGGTAGTCGCCTTACCTGTTATTTTTATAACATCGTAATCATCACTCCCAACTTGATGCTTATCTTCATCGAAAAACACAAAAGGTTTTCCAGTTTCGGGATTTTTCATATTTTGTAATTGCTTCATGGCTGTATACGTCTTTCCAACTCCACCCCCTCCATATACTATGGTTGACTTGGTCATACCTTTGGCTGTCATCCTAACGAATTTCTCATACGTCTTGAATTTAGCATTGATATTATCATCGTCTTCTGCTTCTTCATCTAATTTTTCAACTTGACTTTCAGGAATTTTTTTATCGCTTCCCTCTTTGACTTCTTTATTGTTGGTTTTTTTATCTGAATTTTGATCGTCTCGTGATTTTAATTCCTCCTCTGCAACTTTCTTCAACTTTGGATCAGTTCCATCCTTAGAGACAAAATTTTGTAATTTTTTAGTGTCTGTAGATGAAGCGTGATCTTTTGCTTTTTGCTCTTCATGCGGTGAATCAAATTGGTGAGCATGCTTATTGTATGTTTTTCCATCTTCTCCTCGTATAGCGTATTCTCCAGTTTTGGTTACAGAACCTATTTTACCTTTCATGCTCTCACCCCTATGACTGAATGAAACTTCAGAGCCATGTTGGGCGTGTTCTGAATCGTTTTTGTTTGGATTAACCCATCTTTTTTGAACTCTACCATTAACTGTAACATCTTTCAATACAAGGTGACTGGTGTCTAGTTTACCTTTTATCAATCCATCGATTGTCTCATCATTCAATATTACACCAGAATTAATTTCATCTAGATCATACCCGTAAGATTTCATCAATTCTTCCTGAGAAACGCCAACTTTAAAACAATTTACAAGTTGTTGCGCTTTTTTATCACCTATATTCATCTTTGATTATTTTTAAATATTAAAATCCCATTTCTGACAACAATTTATCAACAGTATTATCTATTATTAAATCAACATCAGTATTTTCTATTGCTTGTTGCGATAAATTGTATCTTTGTATTCCACTATGTATCCAACTCATTGGATCACTATTGCCACCAACTCTTCTAAATGAATTGTAAGATGAACCTTGACCACCTTCATAAGTTTTACTACTTTTTTGCACACCTTCATAAATACTAGATTTATGAGTATATGCATCAAATGTCTTATTCAATGTTTCGTTTATAACTGAATTTCTTGATTTTGGAGCAATGAATTGATTAGGTATATCTCCAGATTTTAATGATTCTGCTGATTTTGAATTACCTCCTATTTGTGTTTTTTGTGGTGAGAAATTCTTAACTAAATCGTATATCTCTTGTGGCATAACACTAGAGAACGATTCATTTTCACCAATAGCATCAGATGTTGCAAATCTGAACGGTATTGTCATATACCAACCTCCAGTTTTTGTATATTTAACTTTAGCAGATTTCATCATACCTTGCTTCATGTCAAATGCTCCAACTCCATTTTCAAGCATATTATTGAACTTACCTGTCAATGTTATTGTATTAGCGTGAATACCTTCTTCTGCGATTATCAACCCTCTTATGTATCCGTTTCTTGTTGATTTTAAATCTCTTTTTGCAGCCTCAATCCAATTTCTATGTATTTCCAATGTCAATGCTTTAGATACTGAATTACTTATCTGATTAACCTGATCAGTATTCATACTAAATTCACTTATTACATCGCTTAAATCGAAATTTATATTAATTGGAGACATTTTTGAATTGATTTATATGTCGTAATTATTCACTTTCTTTTGATAATTTGTGTTATCAAACGCCCCATCACCATTGAAGTTTGGATTATCTAATATGTAATGTGCTCTTCTACCTATGCAATTCAATGGAAAATTAATAGCATTATTTTGATTGGAATCGCAATTGATATTTGATTTTTGCTTAATCAGATCCCTATTGACATCAATTATATGATATGTTGGGTTATGAGTGTATCTTATTGTTATTTTGGGATTTTCAATGTTTATGTAACTTTGTATGATAGATTTCTCTAATATTATTTTATTACCATCTATTACATAATCGCAAGTTCTCAATAGTTTCAATGGAGTTTGAGAATCTATAAATAAATACACTTCAAATATTGAAATCGGATTGTATACTAAAAATGAAAATAATTTTGCCTGTTTTGTTAAACTTGTTTTTAGTCTTAAAGTTTGGGTGAACCAACTTTCTAATTCTACTAATGTTATTCTATCCATGAATCCAAGTTTGTCTTGCGCTCTGCTAGATATACTTACTGTTCCTGAGTTAGATTCTGACCAATTTTCATACTTACTCCTACTAGACATAGAAGTGCAGACTACCATTGTTTCTGTTTTATCTATAAAAAACCAACCACTACCTAAGCAATTTAAACAATCTGAATCGGCTTGACCACTTGCTTCATTAGCACAAGGGCATTTCAATGCTCTCTCTATGTGACATTTATAACCTTTGTCAAATATCAAGTCGTCAAATTTCTTCCTATCCCAATTAGCTTGCGGATTACCTATATCTTCTGGAGTCTTAGATATTATAGATTTTTTGTGTCCATTTTCCATATTACATTACATCAAATCTTATACCAACATATATTGAGCGTAATCTTGCTAAATCTTTTAATAATTCATCACCATATTGTTTCAATCTGGATTGGAATATATTTCCGCCATTAGACTTGCTTATACTTTGAGATAATCCATCTAATGATAAACTTTGAGAAGCTAATCCAAACATCCCACCACCAACTCCACCTATTGACATTTCTATTACTGGAAGTATGGAAACAGTAGCTATTTTACCTATTATTTCAATCAAATCAGCAGGAATCTTATCGAATCCAGTACAATATTTGATCTTCCAATAATTAGGTATTATTCTTGCGTGTTGGGTATTGAAAAATTGATTGGTTGTAGTCCCTAAAAAGGTGGTTACAGAATTATTCTCACCATTTGGCATTATGTATAATTGAGGAAATCTCATATTATCAGATGATTGCTTGGTTGATAACCACTCTTTTGGCCACTTTATTTGCTCTTGATTGTTTAAATTCCCAGTCAATTCTAACGGTTCATTTATTTGAAATGATGTTTTTATAAATCCCCATTGTAGATATTCGTCTCTGATGAAATCTTTGTTTTCTAGAATTATTTGCTTGAATAATTTTATACCTAAATATTCTTCGATGAAGTGTTGGGCTGATAATAGCTTTTGCTTGAACATATCATCACTTATCTTTTGTCCAGTTACTGGATTACATAGTGGTATCCCCCAAAGAAATTGATCTTTGAACTCACTTACTGAAAAAACTAATGACTTGGATACATCCTGTAAAGAATTATTCCAAGTCATCGGTGTATTTATAACAACTTCTGGCATTTTGGTCGGGGTGTTATTTGGATTCCTGTTATTGTAATTTCTTTTTCAAGAATATTCTCATTTTACTTGCGTCTTTAGAAAATAAATTAAATCCTTTTAAGTTTGCTTCTTTTGCTAATAATAGCATATCTTCTAAAGACATTGAATCTATTTTGGAAGATAATTCTACATTGTCAGCCTCCTCATCCTCGTCGCCATCTTCATCTGGAGCATCTTCGTCTTCGTCTTCAGATTGCTCAATTTGCTCCCAATTATCACCGTCTAATAATAGTGAAGCAATTGAATCTTCAACTTCAATTGTCCCTTGTTCACTGATCTCAACTTCACCTATTTTTGGTAAAATTATAGCTTTACCAAACATTGTTCTGATTTTTGTTCTTAATAACATAATTTATTTGATTTAATTGTTTTTTAAAAGAATAAATGGTTGGATAGAAATATATCCTAATCCAACCATTTTTAATTATTTGACCTGTTTTATTTAATTACAACGACCCGACGTTGATGAATTTAACCATCTTTTTAGGTGCGTATAAGAATGGAGTACCATACATTAACATCATAAATCTGAATGCTGGACCAGTTACAGCTAAATCCATTTTCATTAATGGTGCTAATTGCTTGAAT